GAATGACTTGCTCTAGCCGTCACTGTTGAATTAGTATTACAAGTACCATGTATCCTACCCTCGTACTCGTTCTTTAACCATGCTTGAGCACCTGTAGCTAATTGTCCTATCCTTTTATCTAATAAAAAATGTTCACATAATATTTTAGACTCAGTATAAGGAAGACTAGCCAAAACAGTTTCATCTAGTTTTGGTTTACCATCATTGGTAAATTCTTTAGGTTTCCATTTATATCTTTCAATTAATCTATCAGCAATATGTTGTCTGCTTGATGGATTAAAAGTAACCGTTCTCTCTTTATAAAATAACTCTCCTTTAATATATCCTCTAGCTTTATTATTCACTTTAGGTAAAAAAGGAGTACGCTCTACTCTTGGCGGAAATAGTTTTTGTAATTCATCTTCTAATTCTATCCGCCTAGCGTTTAATTTGGAGTACAATTTAACTGCTTCATCTTTATTAAACATAAAACCATAACGCTCTTGTTTAAATATTAAAGAAGCTACAGCATGTTCTAACTCCATAGCCTGACAAGAGTAACCTTTTCTTTCAATAGCACTATATAAGCTATGAGTTACTTCTACATCTTGAACGCAGTAGTCCAACATAACAGGACTAAACTCCTTCCAATCTGTGTCAAAGACTTCCTTATAGTTACCCACCCTATGCCCCCACGCTTTTAAGCTATGTCTACCTATACAGTTAGTAGGGAAGTCATTTCGTTTAAAGTCTCTCTCCTTTATATCAGGATAGAGTAAACGAGTTGCTACTATTGTATCAAAAACCTTTCCTTTAGGTTTAAAGTCATAAAACTTTTGTAGGACGGGTATATCAAACTTAATAATATTGTGTCCAATAATTAAATCTGCTTGTTCTAATTTTTTTATAGCTTCCTCATTGTTTAATTTTATAATTTCATTAGTATCAATATTCTTTAAGACTATACAATGTACTTTAGTTGCTTGGTTTAAGAAACCATCTGTCTCTATATCAAAAACATATTTCATTTTATATCCTTATCATTTTCTTAACAACACTACGAGGATAAACATTTCTATCCCCAAATTCTATTTCTCCATTATCTATATGATAACTTGCAAAAGAATAAACATAGTCAGGTGTCTTATCAAATATCCAACACTCAGTATGTACTTCTGCACAAGTCATATTATTAAATTCATTTGATGTTGCTAGTGTTGAATCTCCAACTATATCTTCCCATATTATTTTATATTTATAATATCTTTTTCTACCAATAACTAAAGGGTCACTAGACTTATTTTTCATAATTATTTTTTCCACCCACCAAAAATTCTATCGTACAACATTATAAAAGGAAATAATATAATCCACATTATAACTGCAACACAAGCTATCACACCTTCCATTGTAACTTTACTATGTTTTTCTTTTTTTTCTTTTTTCATTACTGTAACGTATGTAATCTAACTTCTACTCTCCAAGCCGCAGACTCTCCATTCATAGCCATCTGCATTAAAGCATCTTCCATCATAAAAGCGGTGCTCTGTCTTCCAACATCTAAATAAACTGATTTATTATATTTTTTAGCTTTACCTACAGCTTCTAATACATAAGCTGACCAACTCATAGCGTCCATCATGCTTCTCCTTCTGCTACCAATAAGTCCTTTAAAATTCATCAGATATTTCTCCTTTTACTTCATTTAAACAACCAGTTTTTAAATCATAATAAAGATTACAAGCGTGACCAGTCTCACCTGAAAATCTATTCTTTAAAATATTTACTTGAGTTAAATTAGTATCAGATTTTAAATCTCTAACCATACTTATAATAATATCTGATAACTGACCAATACTAGCACTTCCTCTAAGTGCATTTAAACCTACAAATTTTCCATCTTCAAAACCTTTATCTCCCTCTGACCTACGAAGATGACTAACTAATATTAATCCAATACCAGTTTCTTCTACTAAGGTTCTTAATTTTTGAACAGTATAATCAATTAACTTTCTTTCATCATTAGTATGTGCATCACCTAAAGCTGACAACGCCATGTGTAAGTGGTCTAATATAACAAAGTCTACGCTACATGCTTTAGCCAAGTATCTTATCTTAGCTAATAAATTATCAGCAAGGGTACTACCAAAGTGATTATATAAATAAAACTTCCCATTACCAACAGTAGATTTAAAAATTTTCTGTAATTCATTTTCGTTAGTTCCTTCTCTAGTTAAATGCAAAGGTTTTTTCATAGCCACTCCCATAATACCTAGAGCACTTCGTTTAACACTCTCTTCCAAAGCTATATAACCTACACTAAAATCTTTCTTTAATAAATGTAATGCTATATGTCTACAAAAAGAACTCTTACCTATACCTGTACCTGCGGTAACTGTAATAAGTTCACCTTTTCTTATGCCATGTGTTTTTAGATTCAAACATTCAAATGGATAATCAACACTTATATAATTATCTTCTTTTTTTATTTCATTCCATAAGTCCGCACCTAAAACTATTCCATCAGGTCTATAGGCTTTGCTAGACCAAATACAATCTACTAATTCTCTAGTCTTACCTGCAACTAACATTTCATTAGCGTCCTTTAAAGGTAGACTACATATCTTAGCCTTATTAGGTGAGAATAATTTAGCACACTCTATAGCTCCTTGTTTACCTTGTTCGTCTTGGTCAAACATTAAAACTACTGAGTCAAATCCTTCAAGCCACTCTAACTCTTTTTGAATATCTCTTTTAGCTCCTTGTGCTCCACTCTTTACACTTACTACTGGAAATTTATTTGAATTAATTTTTGATACGCTGAGGCAATCTATTTCTCCCTCAACTACGATAATCATTTTACCTTTGTCTCTCCAAAGATGCTGACCAAACAAACCTGATTGTCTTGCGTCCCCTAGCCATTGAAAGGTCTTATCAGGGTTTCTTAATTTTTGTGCCACTAACTTTTTATCTTTATCATAGTAGTTAGCAATTTGTACTGGTCTTCCGAAGTAAGAACCTGTTTGATAATTAAATTTTCTTACTGTATCTAAATCTATTTTTCTTTTTGCTAAAGCAGAAACTTCACCACTTATAAATTCTTTACTTGTTGTTTGTTTTGGTTGTGTCAATTCATTTCCTCTCGTTGTTGTGTTACATGAAAAACAATAACTATGTCCATCATCATACACTGAATTAGCATCTGAAGAACCGCAGTTCCCGCAGGGTGTGTGATATAAAAAGTTACTTTCTGATTTCTCCATAAAATTTTTCTGTTAAATATTTCCCCCTTGAGAGCTTTAGCCTCACAATTCCAATCATTTAAGATTTTCCGTTGAGTATTATGTACTCTCTCAAGGGGTACAAACAAACTATCTCAACAATTCACTTACGTTAAAATGCGGAGATAAGGAGTCAGCCACATCTCTATGACCAACAATAGTAACCTCGTTGTAATTCTGTTTCAACTCTTTTAATAAATTCACCAAAGCGGTGTACTGTTTGAATGTGAAATTACAATCGGGGTTACCCTCTATCGTCTGTCCACCGATTAGACAGATACCAATAGAATTTTTGTTTGACAATTTAACGGAGCTATCAACATGAGCACCTGCGATTTGTATATCTCTTCCATCTTGCACTTCACCACTTCTAGTTATTACTTTGTGAAATGCACAGGAAAAATAACCATCTTTTCTATGCTGTATATCAATATCCTTTACGTCAAAATTCTGTTTAGGATTTGTATTTGATGAATGAATAACAATATATTTAGTTTCTAATCTTACGTTGTTCATCTTCTTTTCTCAATCTTCTTTGAGCTTCATCTACAATATCAAATATGTCTTTAAGATTTTTTTCAGTTGTCACTACTTCAATCATCATTCTTAAACGAGTATGATAATCAACCAAATAATCAACTCTCATTCCTTGTTCTCTAATTAATTTTTTAATAACTCTACGACAATGTGTTTCAGACATATCATCTACATTAATATATTTGTCTTTAGAATCAGAATAATATTCTGCTATCTTTTGGTCTTCCAAATATCTTGATTTATTTAAGCTCATTGTTTTTCCATTCTTTATAACCTCTAATCCATTCTTTAGGTGAGGTTTCTCTACTTTCTAAATTTTGTCTTTCGCTATATTTTTTAAATGCTAATCTCCATAACCAAGACCTAGTTATAGAAAATCCAGTGAAGATTAAAGCTATTCCAATGCTATCTAAAACTGTTGGATACAATCCAAAAAAAGGGAAGAATAAAACTTGTACTAAAATTGCTAATACAAATCCACTTCCTACATCAATAAAACTTTCAATTAATTGTCTCATATCCATTCTTTCGGAACGTGTTTGTCAGCATACATATATCCATATCTATCACACCACATTCCATACGTTGTCTTTGATTTCTTACTTATCCTAGCTCTTGAATTAGAAAATATAAATCTAATATCTAAATTAGGGTGTTGCTCCCTAATCAATTTCATTTTCTGTCTATCTTGAGTAGTAAATAATCCTTTCGTTTCTATAAAAATTCTTTTCTTTATTAAATGAAAATCAGGCGTATAGGTATGAATTTTTTGAGGCTTAGTATATTTCAACTTAGTCTTTTCAAACTCATACGCTACACGATTCTTTTCAAGTTCATTCGCTATTGATTCCTCTAGTCCCGACCTAAAGCCGTACCTCAAGCCAACTTGTTTAGAAGTCAGCTTGGGAATTTTGAGCTTCCTGCGATACATCTTCCTCTTTTACTTCAGGCTGTTCATAGCCATCTTTAACGTCTCCGAAGCCATAGCCTTTAGCATTACTTGAGCCACCTTCAACTAACTTTGTTACTTGAACTGCTCTCAACCTCATGCTGATACCTGCACCTGCCACAGCAGTAAAATAAGGTATCAACTCTGCTGATACTTTCATCTCACTACCTGACCAAATGTTTGAATCAATCATAGGCTTACCTTTGCTATCAAATAAAGCTACTCTATTAGGTATAACTTTACCATCTTTAGCTATAATTTTAGCTTTAGTCTTAAATTTAAAGACAACATTTCCTGACGCTTTACCGTCAATCATTTCATCTTCATAAGGACTGTTAGCTTGTTTAATAGCTTTTCCTTTAGCTTTCTCTTTAGCAAGAGTAACGCTTTTCTTTATCTCAGCATCAATTTGTTGAATTAATGAACGAGATTCCTTAGCACTCACGATTAGATTAGTCTTATAGTGACCTATCTCATCAAAGCGAGTATCAGGGGTAGTTAGCCAAGCGTATTGTGATACGCCAACAGGACTAACTATTTTGACATTAGTGTTTTTAGCCATTTTTTGTTTATCTCCTTTTTCTTGTTCTAAGTATGGGCACTTTAATGCTTTTACGCAAAAAAGAACTCACTATCCCTCAGTTGTTGAATATCCAAATCACCTTTTGAGGGAACTTCAGGCAATTTAGATTTTAATTTATCAGGTAATTGTTTTAACACATCTTCCCTGAAATTCTTTAGTATGTCGTGTTCAGAAAACATAGTAATAAATGCTTCTCTTAAACATTTACTTAACATTTCTACATCTCCCGCAGTTGTACCAAAACTATCATGCACATTACAAAAGTTTTTAATTCCATTTTTGTATGCGATATTAACAGTCTTAATCATGGCAGAAGAGTCTACGCTATGAACTAGATTAGGGGCGACCCCATTACTCATGCGTAAACGGTCTGTCCTATCAGTCTCAGCGTTGATACGAGGTTTAATAACTTCACCCATCAACATAGCCTTAACTCTTTTAGATTTCATTTCAGGATAAGATTGATAGACTGGAAAACCAACTGGTGTAATCCAGTGAATAGGTAATTGTTCTTTAGATACTATTCTAGCAATATCCTGAAGATATTTCATACCAACTCTAGCAGATTTTAAATTATCTCCTATGCTATCCCAAATGACACTCGCCAAATAAGAAGCAGGTCTGAAAACGTCATCAACAAATGGGTGGTTTTCACCTTTATCTTTTCTCTTCGTTAAATCTTCTACAACAAAATCCGTACAGGAATATCTTGTAGAGCCATAACAAATTGTCATAATACTTCTTTTAGTAGTAGACCTTTTAACTCCATAGTTCAGCCATAGCTGAGCATAAGGTTTATTTTCTAAAACATCTTTCTTTAACTTTTCTGTAACTGTATCAGCAACTAACTGATAGATGTCTTGAGGTTTGTCTGTCGGGAGTAAGTTTACAAGTCTTCCCGCTTTTTCATCTCTTAACATTAAAGAGTAAACTTGAAGTCCATTACAAGACCCATCAATACTTACAGGTAAATGAGAAATAAATTTTTCTCCTATTCCTCTTGACTGATAACGTCTCCACTCATTACACCACGCTAAGAATTGAAAAGCGTTTGAAGCGTCTTCCCACTCTCTATGTGTAAAAGGGTCTTGAGCACAATGAATTATCCAATCTTCA